AATTTTTCCATCATTTGTGACTAACTCATGAGCAAACTTTATCTGCCTTTCTGTAAGTCTTTTTGGTAATCCCATACTATTGATCTTATAAGTTAACTCTGGTAAAACATCAATATATATTACTCCATAATATAATTACTGGGGTCGGCTTACGAGGATTTATCCAGATACTGGGCCCCAGGTAATAAAAGGAACATATGTTAAAAGGAAAGATGTTAAGGCAAACATTAGATAAATTTCTGAAAAATTCAGAAGTTTCAAAAGAAGCCCGTGTTCAAGTTTGTTTACCTAACGGAGATTTATACGATATCACCGGAATGCATTTAATGGAAAATAAATTATTAGGGTACCGTGAGACGCATAGATTAGTTATTACAATTGACACAGAAAAGTGGACAATGGGTAAAGTAATTAAAAAATTATAATGTAGTGGTTAACTTAAATTTTTCATGAGACCAGAGTCAAAATTTTGGCATGAAGTTAAAAAAAATATAACACAAATTTCTTTTACAAGGCTTGAAACTTGGGCCTCAGCTGGTGTTCCAGATCTATTATGCTACAACAAAAATGGTAAATTTTTCACAGTTGAATTAAAGGTGACTCGAGGTGAATATCCGATCCTTTCTCCGCATCAAATTAGCTTCCATGTCCGTCATCCTATGAATACTTTCATCTTGCAAAAGTCCCTCGGTCCTTGTTCCGTAAAACTTTATGAAGGATCCAAGATCCTTGAACTACATGACCGTGTTCCTTGTTCCCCGATTGCCGAAGGTTGGACCAAGGTCCAAGAACATCTTGTCAATGTGACATAGTGTCGCAGGCAGCCAACTAAAAACCTGTGGGCGGGTCCCACCCCAACACTTTCTTGCTTGTTCCTGCTTGCGCCTGCTTGTGAGCTACTTGCGCCTGTGCACTTGTGAGCTTGTTCCTTGGATCATGGCACTAAAAAACTTGCGGGCGGGTTCCCACCCTAAATATATACACATGATTGTTAATGTTTACCGTAGGCAACGTTTGGAATAGTACGGTCCCAACAAGCCCGGCAATCTTTACACTTGTTATCTTGTTCAGCCGCCGGGCATGTTTTTTCTGACGTAACAACGGTAGACGTCCAGGGCCAAAATGTTGCGGCCTTGCCATCTACTTTATGGGCAGAAAGTCGTATAATTAAATTTTTTGGTACTTCGTCCGCTTGTATGCAGTTAATAATTGAGGCCTCCCGCGTGGGTAACCAATGTTTAATTCCAGGCGTTAAATTACACACTTCAAAAATTTTCTTTAAATGATCTAATGATTGTAAATCTCCTGAGTCGTGCCATCTAAAAAAGCCGGTCTTTGTTTCAATAATGCTTGTTGCCATGGCCTTGGTCCATAGTGGATGATTAATAGAATCTAGGCGGCGTTGCATTGCATCCTTTACATTTGGAAAACGATAGCGGCCCTTTAAAGCATAACAGCCCGAACAAACGGACCCTGGAATCTTTACAAGTTTAGAGCCTGTAATACATTTAGTTGCCGGAAGGTTATAACTGAAACCAGGCATTTTGGAGGGCTTAGAAAGCCCTCCGGTTATTTGTTTTAATTCGTCTTTATTCATCGTTTAACTTTTTTCTTTATTGGGTCCTGAGCCTTGAAATTTGAATCAAAGGCGTTAAGTTTTGCAGGCGTCAACTCATACATAACAAAGCCTTTTTCTGTAGGTACTTTTTTAAACCCTATCTTTTTTAACTTATCAATTGTTCCTTGCATGCTTTCCTTTCGTTGTTTAAACCCCGAAACGATCTGACCTCAAAGCGCGTACAGAATCAAGGTACTATCTCTTTGCATATAATTAGTATGCATTCATCGGGGGACTAGGAAGGGACGTGTGATCTATTTCTCCGGAACCTTCTAATCAATTGAAACAGTATCCTATATTATCTCAGAAGGCAATAACTAAATTTATTCCTGGGCCCTGATTCGTGGATCAAGTAATTTGATAAAGTCAATGCGACATATTGTCGCAGCCCAATAAGAACCTGCGGGCGGGAGCCCACCCCAAAATAAAAAAAAACAATTGAAAAGAATTAGATTGACTTAATCTGGGATATTATGTTATGATTACAAATAAACAACGAAAGGTAAAATATGGCACAAGCAATGACTAAGTATCAACTAGATCACTTTAGAGACAAAGTTAAAAGGGAACTAGATCCGATGATTGAACAGCAAGAACTACTTGTTCGTCAATATGTATCACAAGCAACTGACACAGCTTCTAAAAAACTTGCCAAAAAAATAGGGGCACAATCTGTTATTGATAAGCTAAAACAAGCTGAACAATATCTAGCTGAAGCACAAGCAACAGCTAAAACTTTCTTTAAAAAGAAAGCAACTAGTGAAACATTAAAAGGAAAACTTGATTACAAGTTTGCTTCTAATGATATTAAAGATGAGAGAATAACTGTGTCTGTTTGTGAAGACCAAATAAGAGACTGGGCTAGTGAACTTGCTCAACAAGAAATAGAAAAAAGACCAGAGGGCAAAAAACTTTCTCAACTTAAACAAGTTAAGAGAGTGGCTTTAGATACTATAATGGAAGCCCACGCACCTGCTGATTTGATTACTAGCTTAGATAAAGTATTACAAGCTAGTGTTGGTATTAATTGGAATAATACAGCACCACAAATTAACGCATAAATAAAAAAGGGAACAGGGCTTGTCGCCCTGTTCCCTGTTCCTTAAATCAATATTATTTTTTAATTAATTTCTTAATAAATTTTAAATCTTTATTAAGTCTATTAATGTCGGATATTTTCCAACAATCACTATATAACTCTTTATCAGTCATATTAGTTATTAAATGATCTTTATAATCATTTAATCTATTTAATAGATTTACTTTTTGTTTATCAGTCATTTATTTTCTTTCGTTGTTGTTTCGTGTTTCTCTATACTTTGTATCAAAGTCTTTTTCTTGCTTCTTTTGAATTGATAATACAACCCAAAAGAATAAAGCAACAAGCAACAAGGACACCGAAGCAAATACTATAAAGTAATTGTAGATGTCCGTTAGTAGTTCATACATATAAGTAAGCATCTTTCTCGTTAGTTCCGATAATATCGCTAATCATATTATCTGTTTTAGTTTTTACAAAAGAAATAAAATCACTTTCTTTTGTGCTATAACCTTGCTCAACTAAATGTTGAGCAAGGGCTTCAGTTAAGTTTATATCAATATCAAACATTTATTTGATACCGAATAATTGTTGATGAACAATGTCATCGCATAACTTAACATTATCTTCTTGAGGTATTACTGAAAGTATTTGATTGAAATAAGTCCAATGAGAATTATTGTTATCATCATCATAAGATACTGTTCCGATATAATCTAGTTCAGTATCATACTGCTTAACCTCAATACCATATTCAGCTTTCTTATCGTGATAGTCTAATGCAATGTTAATAGATGTAATAACACCCATTTTGCTTTTAGCTTTATCAAGTGACCATACTCTAGTCTTTATTGTATCACCTACTTTTATTCTCATATTACTCCTTTCGTTGTTATGATTCTATTCTACTACTATCTGGGATATTATGTATATAATAACAAGGGCAACAATGTTGTCCTAATCATCAGATAATAGTATTACAATTCAATAGGATATTCTGTGATATATTTATCACTACTAAATACCTGTGGGCGGGGCCCACCCATCCTACTATATACTTGTGGGCGGGTCCCACCCTTATCATAGAGGTCCCAATGGGTTTACGATTTACTTTTATTCTAAGGAGGGGGGAGGGGGTAAAACAAAATATAGGGGTCCCAGACATACACTATAGTCTAGGATTTACATAGTCATAGCTAATGAATTCATTATGGGTTTTAAAATTACTTTTTTTCTTAGGTGGGGGGAGGGGTAAAAAATGTTTAAGGTACCATACAAGGGGACCCTATAGGTTATAAAATTATCTATAGATTTGTACCCCCGGGGGTGTTAAAAACATTTAAGGTACCATAATTAAATATTATGCTTTATATAATAAATATAAAGAATGTAAATAATATTGCTGATCCAAAAATTAGAAAGCAATTAAAATTAGATTTCTTATCTAAAATTAAAAAAGTAAAAGATAAAGCTATTCGTTCTGATTTCTTAACATTTGTAAAATATATTTGGCCAGATTTTATTGAAGGTAATCATCATCAAACAATATCAGATAAATTTAATAGATTAAAAAGTGGTGAATTAAAAAGACTCATAATCAATATGCCACCAAGGCATACAAAATCTGAGTTTGCTTCTTACTTTTTACCTGCATGGATGATAGGGAATGATCCTAAATTAAAAATTATTCAAGCAACCCATACTGCAGAACTTGCAGTACGTTTCGGTCGTAAAACAAAAAACTTAATTGATTCAGCCGAGTATAGAGAAATATTTAATACAAGATTACAAGAAGACTCAAAAGCTGCTGGTCGTTGGGAAACGGATAAAGGTGGTGAATACTTTGCTGTCGGAGTCCAAGGTGCGGTAACCGGTAGAGGTGCTGATTTATTAATCAT